AAGGAAGCCTTAGAACACTAATATGGAACCAAGTAAATACTGGCACAGCACCAGTTGTTCCACCAGGTTGGCAAGAAGTTGACACCGCTGCTTAAAAATAATATATTGACTTTACAGTCAAAATTTATAAAATTTAAATAATTGGAGATAAAAAATTATGGCAAACTCAACATCAGCTAATTTAAAATTAACTGTACAAGCAACTGGAGAAAATTCAGGAACTTGGGGTCAAATCACAAATACAAACTTATTAATTTTAGAACAAGCTATCGGTGGTTATTCTGCAATCACAGTTAACGCAACTACTGGTGCAACTTTAACATATTCAAATGGTGCTTTATCAAATGGTAAAGATGCTGTAATTAAATTAACAGGAACTATTACTACAAACATTGATGTTGTAATTCCTGATTCAGTAGAAAAAACTTACATTATTGAAAATGGAACTTCAGGTGCATTTACTGTAACTGTTAAAACTACTTCAGGAACTGGAGTAACTTGGGCAGCAACAGACAAAGGTACTAAGATGGTTTACTCTGATGGAACTAATGTTGTTGACACAGCTTTTACAGATTTATCTTCAGACATTACTCCGCAATTATCTGGAATATTAGATACAAATGGTAATGATATTATTGTTGATGACGCTGGTGCGATTGAAGATGATTCAAACAATCCATATATTAGATTTCAAAAAACAGCTTCAGCTGTAAACTATTTTGATGTAACTAACCAAGCAACTGGTTCAGCTCCTGAAGTAGCAGCAGTGGGAAGTGATACAAATATTGATTTTAATTTAACTCCAAAAGGAATTGGAAGAGTTACATTAAACGGTAATTCTAAAATTCAAGGTGTTACAGAAAAAGTTAATGTTAATGGAACATACACTTCAAACATTAACATTGATACAAATACTCAAGCAGTTCAATTAAACACAGTAACTGCTAATGCAAACTTTACAGTTAATTTAAGAGGTGATGGTTCAAATTCTTTAGATGCGTCTATGGATGTTGGTGAATCAATCACAGTTGCTCTTATTAATAAAAATAATAATGTAACTTATTATAATACTACAGTACAAGTAGATGGTTCTACAGTAACTCCAGTATGGCAAGGTGGAGCGGCACCAACTGGTGGTAATGTAACATCAAATGATGTTTATGCTTACACAGCTATTAAAACTGCAGCCTCAACATTTACTGTATTAGCATCGCAAACACAGTTTGCATAATAGGAGGATAGAAAGATGCCTTTACTAGGTACATTTGGAGCAGATTCGGTTAGAGGATTTGGAAGAGGAAAAGGAAAAGGTCCTCCATACGAAATTATAATGCTTGTTGTAGGTGGCGGTGGCTCTGGTGCTCCAATCGGAGGAGCAGGCGGAGGTGCTGGAGGTTATAGAACCTCAACTCAACAAGAAATTCCAGCAGGTTCAACATTAACTGCTACGATAGGTGCTGGTGGTAATCCAGGTCAAGATAGTTCAATTACAGGTGATGATATATCAAATATAACTAGCTCTGGCGGCGGTGGCGGCGGTGGCTGGTATGGTGGATCTGGCGCTGGAAGCGGAACTGGAGGAGATGGTGGATCTGGCGGTGGTGGTGGAAACTATCAGCCAAATAACCCAGGAGCACCTAATGGCCCTGGAGGTTCTGGTAACATTGGTGGCTATACACCTTCTGAAGGAAACGACGGAGGAGATGCAGGGGCCGTTACTTATCCTAATTTTAGAGGCGGCGGCGGTGGCGGCGCAGGAGCTGTAGGTAATAATAGTTTTGGAGCCGGCGGTATAGGATCTCAAAATGATATTACAGGAACTTCACTTTACTATGCTGGAGGCGGCGGCGGAGGCGGCGGCGGAAGCGCAACAGGAACTACACCAGGAGGTCAAGGCGGCGGCGGAAACGGCGGCGGAGAAGGAAATGATGGAGTAGCAGGACAAGTTAATACCGGCGGCGGTGGTGGCGGCGGAAGATCATCGGGAGGACAAGGTGGATCTGGAGTGGTTATTTTAAGAGTACCTACTGCAAACTATCCTGGTACAACTACAGGTAGTCCAACAGTTACAGAAGATGGAGATTTCACAGTTATTAAATTTACAGGATCAGGGACGTACGAAACATAATGGCTCATTTTGCAAAAATAAATAATTCTAATATAGTTGAACAGGTTATTGTTATTCATAACAATGCGGCTCCTTCTGAAATGACAGGGAAATCTTTTATAAAAAATGTTTTAAAAAAAGAAGGTACTTGGATAAAAACTTCTTATAATACAAAAGAAGGAAGTTATTATACATTTAATGAACAAGGACAACATGTTTTAGCTGAAGATCAAACTAGAGCTTTTAGAGGAAACTTTGCTAATCAAGGAGGAACGTGGAATCCAGATCTAGAAGTTTTTTTACCTCCTAAACCTTTTGAAAGTTGGGTATTACACAATCAATTACCAAGATGGCAATCACCCATAGGCGATGCTCCTGCACTAACTAGTGAGCAAGAATCTCAAAAATCAGCAGGAACTCATTATTGGGACTATGTGTGGGATGAGGAAAACACACAATGGTTGTTAAAAGATCATTTAGCACAATAATTCTTTAACTATTTACTTAGATTAAATTTTTGATATAAATTTCTTTATAAAGAAATTTAGAATGTCTGAACAAATTAAAATACAAACAGGTTTTGATTATTGGCTATGGAATAACTTTTTTAATAAAAAAGAAATAAAAGAATTTAATAAACTTTTAAAAAATTCTGCTACTATAAAAGAACCTGAAACAAAAGCAGCACATCATTTAGGTAAAAAAATAAAGTTTTTAAAAACTTTTATTTTACCTTTGTCAAAAGTTTCTAAATTTACTGATAAAATAATATCAAATGTTCATTACATAAATCAAAAACATTTTGGATATGATTTACATCATGGTTTTGAATTTGGTGATTGGGGTAATTACAATATATATTCTTCTAAAACTAAAGACAATTATGATTGGCATCATGATATTAGTAGACACCCATTATATGACACTAAATTTACAGTTTTAATTAATTTATCAGAATCAAAATATAATGGAGGAGATTTAAAATTTTTTAACCAAGTAGAATATTCTGCTGATGATTTTAAACCTGGAAGTGTTATTATGTTTAAGTCTCATTTAAATCATAAAGTAACACCTGTGACAAAGGGAGAAAGAAAAACATTTACTATCTTTTTTACAGGGCCTTGTTGGAAATGATTAATTTCAATATTAAAGGAAATTATGAGCATTATTTGAATAGTGTTTAAAATAAAACTGTGATATTAATACTACCAAAATAATAAAAAGCATATATAATGAGGTGCTATGCTTCAGAAACTACAGTTTAAACCAGGTTTTAATAAACAAATAACACAGTCAGGAGCTGAGTCTCAATGGACTGATGGTGATTTTGTTAGATTTAGATATGGACTTCCTGAAAAAATAGGTGGTTGGGAACAATTAACTATTAATAATGAAACTCTTCCGGGTGCAGCAAGAGCTCAACATACATGGACATCTCTAAATGGTGAAAAGTATGCAGCAATTGGAACATCACAAGGTTTGTTTCTATACTATGGTGAAAAGTTTTATGACATTACTCCATTAGATACAGCTATCACTGGAGCTGATTTTGATGCTACAACCGGTTCTCCAACAGTTACTGTAAACAAAACTTCTCATGGATTAACTACTGGACGATATGTAACATTTTCATCAGTTACTGTTCCAACAGGTTCAGGTTATGCATCAACAGATTTTACAGAAAACACATTTGAAATATCAAATGTAACTGCAAATGCTTTTGACATTACAATGCCATCTAATTCTGCAGCTACAACTTCAGGAACCGGTTCAGCACAAATTGATCCTTATGTAGTTGTTGGTCCAACATTTCAAACTGCAGGTTATGGGTGGGGTACATACTTATGGGGTGATTCAACATGGGGAACAGCTAGAACTGTAAGTGATGTGATTCTGGATCCAGGCATCTGGAGTCTTGATAACTTTGGAGAAATATTAATTGCAACTATTCATAATGGTAGAACATTTACTTGGAATGCAGGAGCATCTAATCCAAGAGATAATAGAGCAGCAGTTATGTCAGGTGCACCAACTGCATCAAGATTAACTTTAGTATCAGATAGAGATAGACACTTATTTCATTTTGGAACTGAAACAACTATTGGAGATTCATCAACACAAGATCCAATGTTTATAAGATTTTCAAATCAAGAAGACTATACTACCTATCAACCAACAGCAACTAACACTGCAGGTACATTTAGACTGGATACAGGAAATAAAATTGTAGCGGCTGTTCAAGGTAAGGATTATGTATTTGTATTAACAGACAGTGCAGCATATGTTATTCAATTTGTTGGACCACCATTTACATTTAGTGTTAGACAAGTTGGAACCAACTGTGGATGTATTGGACAAAATGCAGTTAGTTATTCTAATGGTATGATATTTTGGATGTCAGGTGAAGGTGGATTTTTTGTATTTGATGGTACCGTAAAAGCATTACCTTGTTTAGTAGAAGATTTTGTATTCACAACCACAGGAGATAATTTAGGAATTAATTATGATGCATCACAAATTATATATGGTGAACATAATACTTTATATAATGAAGTTACTTGGTTTTATCCTAAATCAGGTTCTACACAAATTGATAGATGTGTTACTTATAACTATGGAGAAAACTGTTGGACAACTGGATCATTAGCTAGATCATCATATGCAGACACAGGTGTATTTAGTGTGCCTTACGCAACACAATATAATTCAACAGCTACACCTAATTTTAGTATTCAAGGAATTACAAATTTATACGGAGCATCAACTTATTATGCTCATGAAACCGGAACCGATCAAATCAATTCATCAGGTACTACTTCTATCAATGCATTTATACAATCTGGTGATTTTGATATTGCGGCAAGACGAAGTGCGTTAGGAGGTACAACTGGACTAGCTGATCTTAGAGGTGACGGTGAATTTATTATGTCTATGAAACGTTTTGTACCAGACTTTCAGGTATTGACCGGTAATTCAAAAGTCACATTATTATTAAATGATTATCCAAGCAATACAGCAGCTAGCTCAAGTCTTGGTCCCTTTACAATTACATCATCAACTGATAAAGTGGATACTAGAGCAAGAGGAAGACTGCTTTCAATTAAAATAGAAAATGATGCCGTAGGTGAAACCTGGCGTTATGGAACATTAAGAGTAGATATAAAACCGGATGGTAGAAGATAATGGCATACACAACACAATACGGATTACCACAAAACGTAGTTAATTATTTAAATCAACAATTACCTACTGCAGATATTTATGGTGGTATTACATCTGTGCC